ATAGTGTTCCATTCTTGAAAAAGTATATTGTAGAACCGCTTCTTGACACAGCGACATGAACCCACTCTCCTTCTGGTATTTGATTTGAAGTAGTAGAGCCAAAAACTTGAGAAGAATTATTATAAAGCAAAAGTCTATTAACACTATCGTAGCCAAACTGGTAGTTATAGCCACTAGCTGAACTTGAGCCTAAAATGTTAATATAACCTTCAGGTGCATTTTGTACAAAAATCCAAGCCTCTATAGTAAAATCACCCGATAAGACAATCAGTGTACCTAAGTCCAACCGACTTAAATTAAGGCTTATGCTTCCACTACCGTAAGACTGCCCAAGGTTTATCCCGCTTTCAATGGCTTGACCAGTTCCATTCCCCTCATACAAATAAGTGCTGAACACATCTTCTACGTTTAGCGCAGCACCACCAGCCGCTGACGCTGTACCCGCTGCCGCTTGGAGTAGTTTTTTCTTAGTCGCCATAACTTACCCCAATGCCTGACCAGCCGTGAATCCATAGAACGTAGTCCCGCCATCTCTCGTATAGAACACAAAGACATCCTTCGCACTTGCTGTCGCAGTAAGAGTGGGAGCAGTTGCCGCAGGCCAATCAACAGATGCAGGCCAAGTAACCGTGTATCCGCTTGCAGACGCATCCTGAATAATCTCAAGGCTAAAGCTATACGCAGTGCCGCTGACTGGTGGGTTAGAGAACGTGAACGTGGTGTTCTCTGTCAGTGTGTGGCTGAATGCGTTGCCCGCCTCACAGTCCACCGTAGTGGCGTTAGAGGATGATGTAACCGCACCGTAAGTTTCGTTGTAGCTGTCAACGATCAACTCGCCAGTGATGTCCACATCGCCTGTGTATGTAGGTGACATCTTAGCGTCTAGTTGCGTCTGAATAGCTGAAGTAACACCATCGACATAGTTTAACTCTGTACTGGTAGCAGTAACGCCTAAATCTGAGAGTTGACGTGCTAATGGAAAGCCGCCAGCAGTTGAGCCATCGTGTACGACTGCAACATCCTTATCAGTATCAACAGTAATTTCACCTACTGCACCTGTAAATGTGCTATGTTGGCTTGTGCTACCTCGTCTAAATTGTACTTGCTTTGCCATTATACCAATGCCCCATAATCATCTAATGAAGCGACTGTCCCAGTAACTAGGCCATAATCTTCATCTAGTGCTAAATCTTCTGCTGTTGCCGTTATCATCACAGTCGCGGCTCCAGAAAGGTTGATCGCCGCATCAGAATTATTGCTTTCGCTTACTGTGCGGCTTAAGGTCGTGCCAGATGCTGTATAGGGGCCAGAACCAATTTCCCAATTGTCACCATCTTCGATCAAGTATCTGACAATGTCACCATCTGAAACGCCAGCGTCAGCAAAAGACTGATAGCCAGTCTCAGCAGACCCAAGTGTAATTGTCCCCGTGCCCGTGGTCGCCGTTGCGACTTTAACTCTGTTAGCTAGAACGACCATGTGTCACCTTATGCTGGGTCTGGGATTTCTATGTCAAATGCCGCAAGCGTAAACGTATTTCCAGACGTAACAGATTGAGACGCTGACAAAGAGCCAGTCGCAAGTAAGCGGCTGTTTGAAGTATCGACAACTGCGAAGTGTGTCGCGGTGCCAGTGCCGGAGACTGATCCATCAGAAATTGCCGCTGCGGTTACCTTACGGCCAGAAGTGTCGCCATCCGTTGGCGCGCCGATAGAAAGCGATGTTGAGTTGCCAAGCGTGTATGTGCTTGTCGCCTCTGTGTATGTCGTCGCCTCCTGTGAGGTGATGTCAATGCGATTTGCTTCGGTATCAAGAACGGTCAAACCGTTGTCGTATACGCGATCTGCTAGTGTGGCCATTTTATTCTCCTATGCCATCGCCCGTGGGCGCATTCTTAAACTTGAAGAGCCAACCCTAGCTCTTTCATCTTGCACCTTCAAAGATTCAACTCCTTGACGGTAAAGACTACCCCAAACATTCATGCGAGCATCATCATTCAAGTATGGCGCGGCCTGTAAGAGGGTGCCATATAAATAAATATCAGGATTTGATGATAAAAGCCAGTTTGTAGTCGTAGCGTCCGAAAGCGCTGGTATTTCTGAGTAATACGCAAGCTCAGCCTCATAAGTCGCATCTGGCGTAGGTATTACCTCTATTTGCGTCCCTAAATTTGTAAAAAACTTAGGCTTCCCAGATGAAGTATAATTCACCTTTTCTTCTGCCGCTTGGTCGGGCGTTACAAAAAGTAATGTCGCAATAGGAGTGGTGTTTATTTGGAAGCGTATCGTCTCCAGCCAGTCTGAGGGCTTAACAAAATATTCTGAATCTATATTTGCTGTCGCGCGTTTCACCATACGGTGGTCGCGGACGTCGCGGTTAATCTGGCTCTCCGCCAATGAGATGAACGTCGGAATGACCGACGTCAAATCGTCCCGCAGTAACCAGTCGGCTACGTTAGACTTTAGCTCGGAGTATGTTGTAATGCTCACAGCGTGCCCGCCCTTGTCCTAAATACTCTGTTATCTCGATCGTTGAGCCACTGCTTAAACTTCTTAGGGTCATCCGCAATGCCTCGTCTCTTGAGGTCATAATACACGTTTAATGGGATTGACGCCACCTTGTTGACGTCGCGGTGTTTGTCGGGGGTATCGTTGTACTGACGCTTATTTGCTTCCGCGATCGCTGTGACGTCTTGCTGCGTCTCGATCACGTACTCGCCCTTGTCAGTAACGTGCCAATATTGTGTGATGCCGGTAAGTGGATCGTGTCCAAATAATCTCTTTTGTGGCATGCCAGTCTCCCAGAAGTGAGAGGGGCGACCGAAGCCGCCCCGTCAGTCTTATGATACGTTCAAGTCCGCAACAACTGCGTGCGCCGCTTCGTTGGTTACCTTCAAGCCGAACTCGGCGATAACCATTGACTTCTCGGCGTCACCAGTTTTCGAAAGCTCGACGTTCTGGATTGGACGTAGGTAGCATACAGATGCGTACTCTGGGTCGAGTAGATATGCTGTACGCTCTGGGCTAAAGCGGTTTGCGACCACATTTAGCGTCCCGAAGTCTGACAGATACACGTCAGCCGCACCGATAATGGTTGTTGGCGCGTCTGATGGCGCTTGGTAACGCTGTGCCGCGATACCCGCAAAACCCGACACAACTGTCTTGTTGTGTGGGCCTACCATCAAGATGCTTGGCTGACCGCCAGAAACGAATGCCTGCTGCATTGCATCTTTCAGCATTGTCTCAGTGAAATCACGCTGAGTGCCGTCTGTACGTGCAGTAGTACCGTTACCAGTTGCCAACGCACCGCCTGTACCAGCGTTTGCGTTTGACGCGATCCACGCGCCCAAGCCACCTGTCTCACGAGCTGTTGAAGAGTTACCAGCAACTTGCGCGTTGTTTGCAGTCAAAACTGCTTCGATGTCGCGCTTAAGCTCTTTACCGCGCTTTGCGATTTGGTAGCTTAGTTCGTCGTTGCGACCAGCAGTGTCTAGCGCTGAGAAGTTGTCTGCAACGATAGTTGTGCGGCGACGGATGTGTGTGTAGTTACCCACACGAGTTGTCGCTGAAGTCGCGTCGAATGATGACACGTCATCACCATCGATTACGGCTGTTGTGCTTGTTGATGCCAAGCTGTCAGTCTGCCACTCGAAGTATGTGTTGGCTACGTTTTCTGAGCCGACGTTTGACTGAAATGGCACCTCTTCAGGTGAAATGTTCGCGATCACGTCTGCAAGTGATTCACGGATACCTACACCGTCGTGCGATGTAAATGTGTTACTTACGATTGCCATAATGGCCTCCTAGAGTAGGGTTTTAATTGCAGCCGCGGCGTCTGCGACGCGACCGGTTTGTCGTGCGCGCTGTAGCGCTTGTTGTTGCCCTGTCTTTGGTCGAGGCTGCGAGCCACGAGAACCAGCTTTGAGTGTCTTGGTCTTCTGCGTCTTCGGCTTTTTCTTAGCCTCCGTTGCGCGTGTCTGACCTTGATCGTATAACATCGCTTTCCTCGCTAACTTCACAAGCGTAGCATTCGTTAGACCATTAACATCTTGCTCGCTGAAACCCTCCTTCAGGAGGAAACCGCGGATGTCTTTGGCCTCTTTAGACGCGACGGCATTGTCACGCCATTCAGGAATGAGTTCCGGCAGTAATTCGCGCTGCTGTTCGAAGTATTGAGCTTGCATCTGTTCCAGACGCTGTTGCTCTAACCCCTGCATGCGCTGACGCTCAGCTTCAACCGCCTGCAATTGAGCCTGACGCTCGTCTTGCTGCTTTTTCCACTGGCGCTCTGCCTTCGCTGCCATCACGGGGTCTGTATCGTACAGAGTGTCCCAGTCTGGCTCCTGTTCGACCGGCTGCTGCAAACGCTCCTGCAATGCAGGCAACATCTGAGCATATTGAGCACGTTCACGCTGTATCTCTTCGAAATTTGCTTCTAGCTCCTTACGAGCTTCGGCCAACTCTTGAGTTTTGCGTGTATAATCCCTTTGCCTCATGCTTCCGCGTTTGAGTTCTTCGACGGTAATCTCTTCTCCGTCTACTTCGACCGTGGCCGATAGTAAGTCGAAGGATGCGTCGTCCTGCTCGCTGGCATCTTCTTCAGCTTCGGAATCGCCTTCGTACTCTGTATCGTACTCTTGAGAGTACTCTTCAGCGTCCTCTGGCATTTCGGCGTCCGCCTCTACGGCTTCGGCCTCAAGCGCATCAGGCTCCGTCACGGTATCCTCTTCAGGCGCGATCATGGCTCTGATTGCATTTTGTGCGGTATTCAGATCAGTCCCTAACGGGTTGTTGGCTTCTGACATCCTTAAACTCCATATTATGCGCTATTTTGTCTTTTTTTCAATAGTCGCATTATCTTCCATTGC